AATGTCCGATCCGACGCCACCCCTCATAGGGATGAAATAATCTTCCTCAAGAGATAGTGGATTGTAACGAAGATCAACACGGCCCGTGGTGGCATCGACAAGCTGGTTCCGTTTCATCTCTCCCTTTACTTTCTCCATATATTGAGGAACATCCTGCGGTGGAATGTTGCCGACGTCAATCTTAAAGATTCGTCGCTCCGGGGCTCGCACAACACGATAAGCAATCATTGCGTCTTCGAGCAGCACAAGCTGACGCCAGATGCGGCGCGCGGGGTCGAGAACTGATGTGCCATACGGACTATAACGATCGTTACCCAAAATGCGGAAGTGTGCAACCTGCCAGTTTTCAAAAGTCATTCCGGCGCCGTTCCACTGATACTGAACATAGTTAGGGTTGCTCTGGTCTTGACCCTCTAGACGTTCTACTTCGCTGTTTGGCATGCCAATTACTGAGGTGATTCCTAGTTTCTCGTCGATGTCCAGGTAAAGAAAGAAGTCTCCATACTTGCACATGGAGCGCGCCCAGCCAAAACAATTGAACTCAATATTGAGGGCGTCGTAAAAAAGAGAATCTAAAATAGTTTTAATCTCGTGGTTTAAGCAATCGATGTTTAATAAACGATCATATTCATTAGAGGTCGTCATCTCATCGGCATAAATATCCAGCGCTGATGCAATCTCCGGCATGTATTCCATCTGCTCAAAATCGATGTAGCGCTCGGCGCGGTTCTGATTACGGAACGCGGCGGACGTCATCATGTTATAGTTTTGAGAATAGTTGTTGTCGGAGCGCTTAAACTCTTGGCCGCTCATCGAGCGGAAACGGTAACGATACTTATCTAAATTGTTGCGGCGATCTTGGCGCGCGACTTGGGTTCGGTAGTTAACAATCGGGCCCGATAAAAGACGTGTTAGTCGTTTAAAGAGCGGCGATGCCGGATTTCTTGGGTTCTTTTCGTTTTGTGCCATTTTCTAATCCTAACCTTTAATCAAGCCAATATACTGTTCGATGTACGCGGAGGCCTCTTGCGTTCGTGTATTTTCTTTTGTAGCTTTATGCCCAGTCATTCCAGGGATCGTTGTGGAAATATTTGTTTTTGCTGTACTAATCGACGACAAGAAACTCTTGCTGTATTCTATATTTTTTTGACTTTCGATAATCACGGTATCCCTCACCCAGCACCCAATTGCAAACGACATGACCAAATCGTCATTATAACTTCTCATCGCCTGTGGTCGGCCATGATGCCAAATAAATGTTTTCATTTCGGACAACAAACGATTAGAGTTGATAGTAATTAGTTTGTTTCTCATAAACTCTTCCATCTTGGCCACAATCAAAGGTCGTGTTTTCGAGGAAGTAGTAAAGCCGGCAATTGCATTCGATTGCCACTGGGCTGTGACTGGGTCAATATATTGATGGTCTCCTTTAGTAGAGTAATATAAGTTAGGATACTCTTTATCTTGCAGTTTTTTAAGTACTGCGAAGCCAATATTGTTATTTTCTATTATAACCATTGGGTTATTATATTCCCGCGCGACATTATGAAGTATGTCAGCAAAATCATCAGGTGTCGGCTTTCCTATATATTCGCCGACCTGCTTCATGTCATCCAACTGAATGATGTGGAAAGCACTATTGTCTTTGCCATCACCGCGAGCGACGTCGGCTACAATAAGATATGACTTCTCAGGATCGTACTTTTCCCAAATCCAATAGTTTCGATCGAAACCGGTCCTATATTCCGGAGCAACCGCTCTCTCCAAAAACCACTGAATGTCGTCAGGGTGGATAACGGTCTCGCCTGACACATTGAAGTTACACTCAAGCTCTTGAGCCACCTGGCGCTTTGACATGTTTTTTGTTTCTTTTTCAAACCATTTTTTGTCGCGATCAGGATGAGCATCCCACATAAGCGTCGTCATATAAAAATCATTTGTGCCGTTTTCGGCTTCGACGCAGTGTTGATGAAACCAGTTACCAACACCATTGGGGGTCGACAAAGCAATGCACCGACCACCTGTCGATAGTGTGGGGTAGAGAGCGGTCCACAATTCATCCAAGCGCTCAACGTGGGCGGCCTCATCAATGATCAGCAAAGAAAGTGCTTCTGAACGACCAGCATCGCCTGATGTTGAAGAGCCTTTAATTTGTGAACCGTTCTTTAGTTCAAAGGAGGTACGGTTATCAACAATAATTTCTGATATCTGCATCCACTCTGGTAAATTTTTAATTATTGCTTTTACTTTTTTAACGAGGTTGGTGGCCGTTTGAAGCTTCGTGGCTACCACAAGAATATTTTTGTCGCGATGGAACAACATAAGCCACGCGATATAGGCTGCCGTAATTGTCGAAATTCCCAGCTGGCGCGCCTTGAGAATAATATTAAAACGATAATCGTTAAAATCTTTTAGCAACTCCTGCTGGTAATCATACGCCCTGAAGGGGATAAGACCCTTTTGAGGATGAGAAATACGACAATAGTTGGTAGTAAAATAAACCGGGTCTTTGCCCGCCTTGACAATCTCTTTTACTATTTCTTGCTTAGTGAGGCTAGCCGCCATGGCATTTCTTACTTACCTTTGCGAGTATCGTTAGAGGGGCGTTTGTTCTTGGGCCCAAGAGCAAGCCAATCCTTGACAGCCTTTTCTAAGTCGCCGCCGGATTCACCCTCAACGTCCTTGACCTCTTTGAGGCCGCCGATGCGATAGTCGCAATGCGCCTGAACGTCGGTGCGATAGTTAGAAATTCTCTGTACGAGAATGTGATGGTCACCTTCTTTAGTAAGAGTAAGGGCGTTGCCCGTGATGGCCTTGTATTCTTTTTTTAAGAACTTGACAATCTCCTGAAGGTGTCGGCCGATATCGTCTTCGAAGCCGTTCTGGGCCACCTCTTTAATCCGAGCGTCAGCCTGATACTTTACGCGGAGGATGGGGCCATGGAACTGGACCATAAACCCGTCCATCACACGACGGTCGTTAATATAGTGTCCATCTTCTCTTTTAAGTCCTGCGCTTCTGGCTTTGCCGTCAGCCTGCAACGAAGCCTCGTGTGCTCCGTCATACGCATTGGCGGCCGCTTGATTAATTCCTTGGATGATTTCTAATACTGTTGCCATTTTATTCTTCCTTATGTGGTCTCCAACCAGTTGTCCATCTTTCTTCCCGGTCCTCGATGTATTGTATATAGCACTTGAAGCAGGCTTCAAACTTATTCATATACAAATCATCGCGCGAATGAAAAGAATATTTACGACAAACAGGACAGGTCCTATTGTGGTCTCTAGTAAGTAGTTTTTGGTTTATTAAAAATCCGTCTTCTTCTACTTTGTCCTGGGCCTCAGACAATTTGGCGAACTTCTGTCGCTCTTCTAAGGACTGCTGGATGTATTCTTTTTCTTTGTCCTCGGACCAAAAACGGGCCGGGTTGTTGATTGCCTCTTCACCATATTTTTGAGTTATGGCTTTTTCTAGTTTGGCAATGTAGTTGGGATCTTTACTCATCGGGGGTGGTATCCAAATAGGGCTTAAGAGCATCCGCCAATAAAGCCAAAAGGCGAGGGCTGCCTATAATAGTTTCAAGGACCGGTGGCGCTAATGCCAAAGCATCTCTATCTTCAGCATCTGTTCCTTGGTCGACGCACGAAGGATCACTCCACACATCAAGATCGATGTTCTTATCTTCCAGAATAATGTTTCGAATAGTATCTAATATCGACATTGTTTTTTCTCCTTTTTATTGTTATTGGGTATCAAAGTTGATTCCATCTAGGGATACCCAGTCGGCGGCCGCAGGAGTCGGAAAATCGACATGCACAACACCATCAGTAGAGACATCTACGCGTCCGTGCGCATAACCGGTTCCGTAGTCATAATACTGGACAGTAAAAATCAGTCTAGCTGAGGGTCGGTATCCGGCGGGCAACGTAAATAGGGTCGTGTCGGCTCCGATGGTTTTCTTGATGAGGCCTCGCAAGTGGATAAATCCCATACTGTCTTTCATATAGCCCGCTGTCTGGAAGACACTGCCATAATTGGTCCAGCCGGTTTGTAAG